AAACAGTAAAGGCTACTATGGTAAAAGTGGATCCTTTATTCTAAATTTGTAAATCAATTTAATAATTTAATAAACAAACAAAAAAAGTTATGTCAACTAAGAAAACAGAAAACCCAGTAGTAGAAGCAGTTTATTCAATTTCAAGACAAGTAGCAGCAGCACTTAATATTGGAGATGCAGGAAAAGTAGATTCATTCTTAGGTAAGATTGAGAAGAAAACAGCTCGTAATATTTCTGGATTAGAACAGAATATTAAGACTATTGAGTTTAATTTAGCTACAAAAGAAGAAAAGTTAAACGAAGATTTACAAGACGCTAAAGATGAATTGTTAGATTCTTATGGAGCTATTGAAGTTGATTCAATCAAGACTAATCAAGAGCAAACTGATTATATTCCTACTTATTTAGGGAATATTAATTCTAAAAAAGGAGCTGTTAAACGTATTGAAGATCTAATCAAAGCAGCTAAAGAAGAAGCTCAAGATCAAATTGATGCTTTAAATGAGCAAATTAAAGATGCTAAAGAGATTGTAGCAGAAGTAACTAAGAAGGCTTAATTATGTTAGAAATATTAGAATCATACTTAGCGTTGCTGTGGAGTCAATTTCAGTATGATATTGATATTATGTCACAGCCTTGGATGTATTTCTGTTTGATGATTCCTGCAACTTGTTATTTTGCATTTATCATACTTAAATGGTTTGTCTTAATGATACCTATCTCATATGTAGTGAGTGCGCCTTTTAAGTTAATTGGTAAAGGTATCAGTATAGTAAAGGCAAACAAGAAGAAATAGTGAATAAGAAATTTACTTTATTAGGTGTTCCGGTTGTAAAACTGGACACCTTAAAGTATGTAGTCCAACTAAGGGCGTGTGTTCATTGGTTGAGAACAGGAGGATGTGGTACATTGCAATGCGCCACTGCCGTAGGAAAAACGTATATCGCCTTCACAATGATGAAGAAGATGGAGAAGCTCTACGGTAGAGGTGTCAAGAAAACAATTGTAGTTGTACCAACAAATGCTTTAAAGAAACAATGGGAGAAAGACATTAGAAGTCTAGGTTTGTTGAACACAGAAGTTCATGTAATCAATACTGTATGTAAATATGGTAGAAGATTTAACTGTGACTTGGTGGTGTTCGATGAGGTGCATTGTTATGCTAGTGATAGGACAGCTCAAAGTTTCTATAAAGCCTTTACTAATATTAACTATACTTGGATCATGGGACTTACAGCTACTCTAGAAAGGCTAGATGGTTTACATAAGTTCTTAGAGAAGAGAGCTCCTGTATGCTTCACAATAACACAAAAGGAAGCTATAAAAAATGGTTGGATTGCAGATGGTACAGTATTAAATGTGCCAGTGTTTTTAACACGTGAAGAGAATGAAAAAATAAAATCTTTAAGTAAGCAGATAAGCATGTATATGCAGAAGTTCGGTGACTTCGGTATAATGCAATCGTGTATGCACTCAGAACGCGCGAGAGATTATGCTCTTAGATATTATCCAAGTGAGAATCCTGACATCAAGACAAAAGAAGTAATTAAATGGGCCGTACAAGGCGACAGAGCTGTCAGATTAAGGAAAGAATTCTTGTATAATTGTGAGCATAAAATAGCAGCGACATTGGATTTATTAAATACCTTCAATGTCAAAACTATAACGTTTTCTCAGTCAATACGATTTGCTGATGAGATTAAGGCTAGAATAGGAGATGAGTGTGTTGTATATCATTCATCCTTAGAAAGTGAGAAGAGACGGTTTAAGAAGACTAAGTCATTTAAAACTGAAAGAGGTGCCAGTAATTATGCTCAAAGAAATAAGCTATCTGCCCCTAAAGAGAAGGATGGTTTATGGTGGGTTGATTCGTATCAAATTAAAACTATTAGCGGTAAACGAGTTGCTGAAGACAATGTGAATAAATACATTGCCGGCAAGAAAAGAGTTATAAGTACAGCTAAAGGATTAGATACAGGATTTAACGATGAGAAGATTACATTGGGTATTGACGCTGCTAGAACAAGCAGTAGTACTAGTTTTACACAAAAGTCTGGTCGCGTCTTCCGTAACTATAAGTTCTCAGATGGGTCTATGAAGAGACCTGTCTTCGTATGTCTTTATGTTCCCGGTACAACTGATGAAGATTGGTTGAACAAGGCGCAAAAGAATATGGACTTTGCTATACAATGTGAAGACATTGAAGAAGCCAAAGAAATAATCAAATCTGTATTGAAAGGTCAACTCCACAAAGTGTGGTAGAGAAAACGCGCGAGGACAATTAAACCTTACGCAATGCTGTATACAATAAAAGAAGATTTAGAATTATGTAAACAATTTAAACTAAGTACAATACAACTAGCGTTCTTAAAGATCATGGTAGGCGATCCCTCTAAGGTAGAAGGAGAGCAGATCAAGGAACGTAAGAAGTTAGCACTTAAGTTTCAAACTGTTTTTAAGAAGTGTAACATTACACTTAATGAAGTTGCAGACTTGATAGCGAGAAACATCATTGAAGACTACAATGCTCCCGGAGATGTATTCTTTGATGCGTATGAATTGAGTGGTGTATGGGCTAATAAACTACGATTAGCAGTTTACCCTATGCCTCAAGAGTTATTCGATGCGTATCCTATAAATATAGAAGTTCAACATAAACTATATATGGGGAGAAACATCGCTCCTGAAGAGTTTGCACAAAAATACCTAAACGCAATAGGTAAAGATCCAGAAGAACACAAGAAAGTGTTAGATGATATTGCTTGGGCAATAGAGAATAACAATCTTTCAGTTGGATTGAAGAAGTTCGTAGATTCAACATACTGGTTACACCTACGTGAGTTAAGGAAGAAGAACTTAACACAAGGTGGATTCAGTGACATTCAAATAGGTTAATATGGAAATAGAAGATGAGTTGTTACCAAAAGGATTTAAACCTCTTCCGGTAACACACATAAGAGATGCTCTAGCTGATAACCTAGAGTACATAAAAGGCAGGCAAGAAGGTACAATCACATCATTTCGTACAAAGTTCCTTAGATTGAACAAGTGCTTACTTGATGGTTTTGAGGACAACACAATCTTAACTGTAGGCGCCATGTCAGGTGGAGGGAAGTCAGCACTGTCTCAATTAATACGAGAGAGCATTTATGATTTAAATCCTGATAAGCCATGTGTACAGGTACCTATGAACTTTGAATTATTAGCAAGGTCTTTAGCTGCAAGATCCGCTGTAACAAAATGCAATGTGTCATTAAAGGACATGTATTCTGTAGAGGAACCGTTGACAGCAATACAGCTCAATCACATACAAGTGTATTATCGCAAGATCTCTAAGAGAGAAGTATACTATGTTGATAGAGCAGGTACTCCTGAGCAAATTGTTAATTCAATATACTATTACTGGTTAAAGTTCTGTAAGCCTACAGGTAAAGCATTACTTTATGAAATAGACCATATGAAATTAATTAAGAAAGCTCCGGGTCAAACAGATTTAACAGCACTTGACGACCTTTGTGTGAGACTTGTTGATATGAAGAAAGCTATTGCAATACAGAAAGGCTCTAGCTTTGGTGTATTACTGTCTCAAATGAATAGAGATATAAGCAAAGACAATAGAGTGATGAATGCAGAAATGCATAAACCTGATGCGTCATGTCTATTTGGTGCAAGTAGCATTAACTATCGAGTTTGCATGAGAACGGTATAATATTTATATTTACATATGCGAATATTAAAAACCATAGAAGAACGATTGCCTGCAATTGAGAATATTGCAGGTAAGACATTGAATGAAATAACGTCCGAGTTAAAAATTGATAAGGCAGATGCATGTAACGTGCGACATTACTTAAAGAAACGAAACATTAAATACTTACCTAGCAATAGAGGATATCCTAATCTATACCCTTTTTTAGAAGAATATAAAGAAAAAGGAGACAGTGTATCATTAGAATATTATGCAGACAAGTATGACTGTAAGGTTCAAAAAGTAAAAGGTATGCTATCAAGAGCTAATATTGTAAAGAGAAGCGAATATGTTGCATCGTCAAGAAGTAAGCCACCAATACAGTTTACCGAAGTTGACAAGCAAGTAATATTAGGTTCTTTATTAGGAGACGGCTCTGTTAGCGGTTACACCAAAGGCCATGATAATTCAAGATTAAGCATTCAACACAGTGAGGCTCAATTTGACTATCTAAGATATAAAGAATCTTTATTATCATGTAAGACGTCCTCTCATACTGCATTTATTGTAGACAAGAGACCAGAATGGAAGAACCATTGGGTAATGAGTGTTCGTACAAGCGAGAACGTTGCGTTTAATCAATACCGAGATAGGTGGTATGGCGAAAACGGTAAGTTCGTTTGTCGTAAGGATTTTGACACTATCACAGGACTAGGGCTTGCCATTTGGATAATGGACGATGGTTCAAGAACAACTGATGGTAGCATATCAATCGCTACAATGAGTTTTTGTCGAGATGACGTAGAGTACATTCAATATCGTTTAAGAGAAAAGTTTAATATTTTAATAACCATTCATGCAGACAATAACATACGTGTGAGTAAGGCGAGTTTTCCCCTAATAAAGGAATTGACACTACCTTATTTCCACGAATCAATGTTATACAAATTCGGTGCTAGTAAAATGGGGTGAATTGACTGGGACATCTAAACGCGTGGTGGCGTAGACAATCAGCAGCCAAGCTTTGAAGAAATTCACTGAAGGTTCAACGACTAGCTACACTGATCTAAACAAGTAATGTTGTAGATTATAATTAAGCCAAGAGCGCCCCACACATTAAAATGTGATGATATAGTCTAATCTGCATAGAAATATGTAGAACTATGAGATAAAGAGCTCATAGGGTAATAAAAATGGGAATTTGCGTCAGATTACATTGTGTTTGTACATACACCTGCTAAGTTAGGAATCAGGCAATACACTACAGCTAACCTGCCTACATGGTATGAATTAGATGGTAAGAAGTATATGCTGCCTTACTTTGAGTTAGTTAAAAACAGATCAGGTACTCCGGGCATCACAATACCTCTTGTTAACAAATTATACAAGTTTGATTTCGATGAGATGGAGTCAGATGTATTTGAAGACTTAGTATCACAGCAGAGAGAAGTTAAAGACAGAATACCTGTAATGAGAAAACAACAAAAATTTAAAATGTAATAATTATGAGTGAATTGATCGGAATTTGTGGCCCTAGTGGGTCAGGTAAGACAAGGGCAATCCAAGGATTAAACCCAAAAGAAACAATGATCATCTCAATAACAGGTAAGAAGATCCCAATGAAAGGGTTTGCTTCAGCGTATCCACCTGTATCTGAAGATGGCTTAACAGGTAACTATTTTAAAACACAAGATCATGCTGTAATCATGCAGATGTTGGATCATGTGGATCAAAATAGACCTGACATTAAGAACATTGTACTTGATGATTATAACTATGTTGGATCATTTGAGTACTTCCAACGAGCAGGTGAGGCAGGCTTTGGTAAGTTTGCCGAGATAGGTCAACACATTGCACAACCTTTAATTAAAGCGTCAACGTTACGTGACGATTTAAAAGTATTTGTAATGAACCATGATGAAACAATCACGGAAGACTATAAGCCATTGCGTAAATTTAAGACCGTTGGAAAACTTGTCGATAATTGTTTAACAATGGAAGGCTTGTTTACGATTGTGCTATTTACTGAAATTAAAGTGGATAAAGACGGTAAAAGAGAGTATGGATTTGTTACAAATTCAGATGGTTCTACTACAGCTAAATCTCCTGAAGAAATGTTTGAAGACTACATTCCAAATGATTTAGGACTTGTAGCTAGTAAAATAGATGAGTATTACTCATGAAAGATCAATTAGTATCTCTGGAAGTAGCCAAGCTAATGAAAGAGTTAGGGTTTGATTGGAAGTTTTATATGTGCTATTGTGCAGAAGATGACTCTAGAAAAATGAAATACGGTGTTGTTAGAAGAAGCAGATACAGAAAGAAATATATAACAGCACCGACTCAAAGCCTAGCCCAGAAGTGGTTGAGGG